CGGCACCGGCACCCGGGATGCCCGCTGCCCCGTTCCAAGGGGCTCCAACAGCGCCTGCAGCACCAGTGTCCGGGATGCCCCAACCCGAAGTCCCTGTCGGCCAACCCATGCCCGCGGCACCGCCTTTCCCGGGCAACTGATCGCAGTCGCCGCCGCGAACTCCCGGGTATGAGTTAAAAAGGCCCACCGGCATCCCGCCTGTAACGACTCCATGGGCGGGGCGCCTTCTAACAAAAAGGGACCAAGATGACCGATTTCACCTACGACATCGAGACATACCCCAACTGTTTTACTTGCTGTATCGAGCAAATTGAAACCGGGGAATGCTGGATGTTCGAGATCTCCGATTTCCGGGACGACTCTCAGCAACTACTCGCTTTCCTTGAATGGATGCGATCTGCTGCCGCCAGGATGGTGGGATTCAATAATCTTGGTTTCGACTACCCGGTGATCCACACCGCGCTGAAGATGGGTAGACCCACCGCCAAAGCACTCTATGACAAGGCGATGGCAATCATCAATTCCCAGGACAACGACGACCGGTGGGTACACCAAGTCAAGGAGTCGGATCGTTGGATTCAGCAAGTCGATCTCTACAAGATTCACCACTTCGATAATAGAAACCGGTACACCAGTCTGAAAGCACTGGAGTTCAACATGCGGTTGAACAATATCGAGGACTTACCGTTTCCGGTGGGTACGGTATTGAATCGCGAACAGATCAAGGTGCTGAGGAAGTACAACCGGCACGATGTTCTGGCGACTACCCGGTTCTATCACGAAACGATCAAGATGATCCGATTCAGGGAAGAACTGAGCCGGAAACACAACCGGGACTTCCTGAACCACAATGACACCAAGATCGGCAAAGACTTCTTCATCATGCAGTTGGAGAAGGCCGGGATCCAGTGCTACACCTATGGCGCAGATGGCCGGCAGCCGCGGCAGACACCGCGCCCTCAGATCCAGTTGGGGGAGGCAATCCTGCCCTGGATACAGTTCGACAACCCGGAACTGCAAAGGGTGCTGGACTGGCTGAGAGACCAGACGATCACCGAGACGAAGGGGGTATTCAAGGATCTCACGGCCCAAGTCGACGGGTTCGAATTCGTCTTTGGGCTCGGCGGTATACACGGGTCGGTGGACAACCAGTCGTTCGAATCAACGGCCGATATGGTGATCATCGATATCGACGTTGAGTCCTACTACCCCTCCACAGCCATCGCCCAGCGGTTCAAGCCGGCACATTACCCTGACACCTTCTGCGACATCTACGCGGATCTGAAGGAGCAACGGAAGCAGCATGCCAAGGGCACGGCTGAAAACGCCATACTCAAATTGGCGTTAAATGGGGTATTCGGTGATTCGAACAACCGGTATAGCGTGTTCTACGATCCCTTGATGACCATGCAGATCACACTGAACGGTCAACTGCTGCTGTGTTTGCTGGCGGAAAAGCTCATGGTCATCGAGGGGCTGCAGATGGTACAGGCCAACACCGATGGTCTGACGGTGTACCTGCCCCGGAAACACCTGGACTATTTTCGATCACTTGTGTCCTGGTGGGAGGGGATCACCGGATTGGTCATGGAGGAAGCCGAGTATTCCCGGATGCTCGTTCGCGATGTGAACAATTACATTGCGGAGTATGCCAGCGGGAAGGTCAAGCGCAAGGGTGCCTACGAATACGATCTGGGCTGGCACCAGAACGCCTCGGCCCTAGTGGTGCCGAAGGTGGCCGAGTTGGCATTGCTCAAGGGATGGGGTATCCGGGAAACGGTTACCGGGTGGCCCAACATGATGGACTTCATGCTTCGGGCAAAGATTCCCCGATCTTCCCGGTTGGTGATCACCTACCCGAACGATTCTGAAAACGAATACCCTCTCCAAAATCTCACCCGGTACTACGTCAGCAAGGAAGGCGGAACCATGGTGAAAATCATGCCGCCGCTTCCCAAGAATCCGGACAAGTGGAGACGATTTGAACAACAGAAGGGGTGGAAGGTACAACCCTGCAACGACATCAAGGATGCTACGGCACCCATTGATTACGAATACTACATTCGGGAGGTCGAGAAACTGGTTCTCGGGATGCAATGACGGATTTCACCCATTGGGATCGCAAGACCCTTGAACGATTCGCACAGGACGCTGAACGCCTGTTGCTCCAATATGCCCGAAGCGTACCCAATAACGACAAGCCCGAGTGCCTTGATAAATGGGAGCGGGAGATGCAGCTTGAGCGGGAATGCAACAGATGCCGACACACCCTGGAATGCAAGGCGGTGAGGAATGCTTGAAAAACAGATCGAGAAACGTGTTTGTGACTATGCCAAGTCCAAGGGATTCCTGGCGTACAAGTTCACCAGTCCGAATCGGGCATCGGTACCTGACCGGCTGTTTATCTCTGAAGACGGGTTCTGCTTTTTCATCGAGTTCAAAAGGAAGGGCGGGAAGGTTACGGAAGGTCAGAAGCGCGAGATGCAGCGACTCGAGGATCAGAGGGTCGTGGTGTATGTGGTAGACAACATCGATACCGGGAAACACATCATTGATGCAATCAGCATGGGTATTATCCCGGAATTGGGGTCGATGTGCTAACACCTGACAACCTTCACGGCTACCAGAAGAAGGCTGTCAACTTCCAAGCCACCCACTCGGCTTCCGCCCTATGGCTCGATATGGGGCTCGGCAAAACCGCCATCACCCTCACCAGCATCGCCCATCTCATTAACACGGGCTTTCTCAACGGTGTCGTCATTGTCGCCCCTATCCGCGTTTGCCGGCTGGTGTGGCGTCAGGAAGCATTGAAGTGGGATCACACCAAGCATCTGCGATTCAGTATGGTGGTGGGCACCAAGGATCAGCGCACCCGGGCATTGCTCCGGGATGCCGATGTGTACCTGATCAACTACGAGAATCTGCGCTGGCTATCTGAAACCCTGCGGACGTACTACCTGAAGAAGGACAAACCGCTTCCGTTTGATGGAGTGGTCTGGGATGAAATCTCCAAGATGAAGAACAGCGCAACCCACCGAGTCCGCGCTGTCAAAAAGATCCTGCCCCATTTCAAATGGACTACCGGGTTGACTGGCACCCCGGCCGCCAATGGCTACAAGGATCTCCACGGGCAATACCTTGTCCTGGATCAGGGACAGCGGTTGGGTACGGACAAGACAGCCTTCATGAACCGCTTCTACTACAGCGAGGGTGCGTACAAGCTCAAGGCGTTCGATGACACCGAGAGTACCATCAAGGCCTTGATCGGGGACATCACGCTGCAGATGTCCGCGGAGGACTATAACCCGTTGCCGGATCTGATCATCAATGACGTGATTGCCGATCTGCCCAAGAAGCTCAGGGAGAAGTACAACCAACTGGAAAAGCAGTTCTTCTTCGAACTGGACAACGGCACCGGTGTGGAGGTCTTCAACAAGGCCGCCCTCACCAACAAGTGTCTGCAGTTCAGCAATGGCAATGTGTACCCGGTATCCGGGATGCCGATGTGGGAGACGATCCATGATCTGAAACTGGATATGCTGGAAGACATCCTCGAGGAAGCGTCCGGGCAGCCGGTCCTTTGCTCCTATGCCTACCGGAGCGATGCCGAGCGGATCATGGAGCGGTTCAAGAAACTGCGCCCGATCAACCTGACCGACTGCAAGTCTGAAAAGTCCTTGCTGACAGCCATGGCTCGCTGGAAGGCGGGTGATTGCCCTCTGATGATCGGTCATCCCGCCAGCATGGGACACGGGGTAGACGGGCTCCAGGACAACGGGCACATCTTGGTGTGGTATGGGTTGAACTGGAGCCTTGACCTGTATGACCAGTTCAACGCCCGGATCCGCCGGCAAGGACAAGGGGCACCCGTCATCTGCCATCGGCTGCTGATTGGGGACACCCTTGATCAGGCTCAGGCGTTTGCCTTGGACGATAAGGCCACCACGCAAACAGCGCTTCGCTCCGCGATCAAACAGTACCGGGAAGCCCGAGGGGTTTGACATTGTTGAACGTGGGCTCTATGCTTGTTGTACGACATTATTGAGGGCTTTAGCACCGACTCGTTGGCATTGGTCTTTTAGTTACTGCCGTGTTCTGGGCGCTAGGCCAGGTATACACATAACGACCAGTCGGCAGCGGGCCGAAGGCTCCGCTGGCCGCAATGGTTAGGCGGTATTTCTATCTAACGGAGAGCAGATATGGGCGTAGAAAACAATGAATGCGTTGTGGCAACCACCTGGAATCGTGAAGCCATGATGAAAGTGCGAGAGTGGGTAAGCAAGCTGGATGCCGATGAGCATTCGTTGTTTGCGTTCCTCCCCAGTCTGATGAACAACAAAGAGACTGTGTTCCTTGCCCCTGACGGAAGCAAGAAGGGCTGGGATACCGCCAAGCAGGGCGAAGCCTTGCGAGACAGGTTTATCGAGTACCTGAGCGCCTTTGACTATGATGATGGCAGTAGCCCATTTGATTGGGTGGAAGTCGGCTATGGGGAGTTTGGCCAGAAGGTGCTGCGCGGCAACAACGTGAACTGCTACTCGGACGAAGAGTACGCCGCCTAACGATTACCAACAGCGGCCCGAGGCACGAGGGTCGCGCTGATTGTGCTGGTTAGTTTTCTTCCTTCTTACGGAGTAACAAATGGAACACTTCAACCAACTGACACCAGCCGAAGCGGAGCGCCTTGCCTTGCTGTCTGAGGAACTGGGAGAGGCGCAGCAGGCCATTGGCAAGATTCTCCGACACGGGTACGAAAGCACCCACCCGGAGGGAGGCCCGACGAACCGCGAGGCACTGATGCGCGAACTGGGAGACGTGCGGGCCGCGAGTTGGCTCATGGAATTGGGCGGCGACATTGACGGCACCCTTGTCCAAAGGGCGTCCGCCGACAAGCTGAACAAAGTTAAGCGGTATCTGCACCACCAAGAAAACTAACGCTACAGGCGAAGCCGCCGAGCCTGCGAGCGTCCTTTGGAGCTACTTGTTAGGTTGAATATGCACAAGGTTACTAACAACGGGACAAAGCACGCTGATTCGGACATTGTTTTCACGCCACCGCATATTGCGGATGAAATAATAACCAGATTCAGACCGCAGGGGAAAGTTCTCGACCCATGCAGAGGAGATGGTGCGTTCTTTTCTAAGATACCCGGATGCGAATGGGCAGAGATAGCGGAGGGGCGTGATTTTTTCCAAGTACATGGCAAGTTCGATTGGGTGGTTGGAAACCCTCCTTATAGCATTCTAAATAAATGGTTAGAACATAGCTTTGAAATAGCTGACCACGTTTTATATCTACTACCTGTTGCCAAGGTTTTCGGTAGTCAGAAACGGCTAAACATGATTCGTGAGTACGGGGGAATAGTTGAGGTGTATGCAAAATGGACAGGGAGGCAGATCGGCTTTCCTTTCGGCTGGGCTTGCGGTGCTGTGCATATATCTAGGGGATATTCTGGCGGCACGATCTTTTCAACCTAACGCCAGCACTAAACCGCTGAGCAAAGCGAAGTCGGATTTTCAGTGCCTTGTTATGCCATACCACGGAGACAGAACAATGGAACAGTCATACGACCAGGAAGAAGTAAAGAAAGCCTTTGACGCCATCAAGGCCGCAATGATTGCCGATTGCCCAGAGGAGCCGGGTAGCTACGCGCATAGCTGGCATTGCAATTTGGCAATGTGTTTCTACGACGAACTGATGAACGGCAAGAGCAACGATGCCGACATTATCTGCAATGCGGCAGCAAGCCGGTTCATGAAGATGTGCTTCGATGTGGATACGAAGGCATAACGAACACGGCGAAGCGGCGGGCGCAGCCCGTCCGAGCCATAGGCGACTTGCGCGGCTTGTTATGCGGCGCGTTCTACCTACGGAGCATAGGATAATGGGAATGAGCGATTACTACATTAAGAAGCTGGAAGAAGAACTGGCGTTTGCCCGCCACGAGGTGGAACAGAACCGCAAGGATGCCGAGCGTTACAGGTGGCTGAAAGCCAACTACTGCACCGCAGAAGCGAAGCAAATAGGCGACGAGATTGGTATCTCGGACATGGAGATAGACGAAGTGATGAGCGCCGCATAACAGTGTCATACGACGCTTGTGTTCAAACAGGAACCAGTCTAAAGTCTTTTAACGGTGGAAGATTTAAGGAATCAAGGGGCGAAAAACATGCCAAGAGCGGATCATCGTTTCACGGTAACCCTGCATGACAGATGGACAGGTGAAAAATTCACGGTGCATCTGGTACAGACCGAAATCCGTGGGCGCTACTGGCCGAAGTTCAACGGTCGCAACTCAGCCAAATATCCCGAACTCACGGGGACCGAGGTCGGGCGGAAGGTATCGTCTTGGCTGAGAGGGCGGCAAGCCAAGGGATTCTGTCCTTGGGACATAGCGGCGTAAGATAACACCTGCCAAAAAGAACCCCGCCGGGGCGGGGTATGAAGGCCCGTGGAGGACACGGAAAGGAACCGGGATTAATTATATGACGCCACAAACATCGGTACAAGGTCACCCGGCATCCGTGGATGCCTACATTCGCCACGGCTGGAAACTGGTCCCCATTCCCCATGGGACCAAAGGGCCAAACACCAAAGGCTGGAACAAGCCCGAGAACACGCTAGGATCCTCCGCCCAACTCCCGACGACGCACGGCATTGGCCTTGCTCACGCCTACAGCGGCACCATGGCGCTGGACGTAGACCATTGGGACCGCGCCGTTCAGGAACTGGCGCAGCAGGGGATCGACCTTCTGGAGCTTTACACCGCCTCGAACGCTGTCACTATCGTTTCTGGTAAAGCGGGACACGGGAAACTGCTGTATCAAATGCCGTTCGGTCTCACGCTCCCGTCGAAAAAGCTAATCGACTCGGACGACCATGGCGGGAAATACAACTATTTGGACTTCCGATGCGCCACGGCGAACGGTCTAACTGTCCAAGACGTTCTCCCTCCATCCACCCACCCGGAAACCCTGCAGCCTTACTCATGGGGCGGAACTGGTCACTGGACGCGCCTCCCGATGATCCCCCCGCAACTGCTTGCCTACTGGCAGTCCTTGGTTGACGCGGATCAGCAGCGCACCATCAGCGACGGTTCCGGGGTCGATTCGTCATGGGATGATCTCCGTCAAGCCTTGGAGTTCGTTTCCCCGGACCTGAACCGGGACGACTGGGTGAACATCGGCATGGCGCTCCATTGGGCCGGGATTCAGACGAACCAACCGGATGCCGGCTTCCATCTGTGGGATGAGTGGTCGTCCAAGTCGCCCACCAAGTACCGCGGCCAGCGTGATCTGACGAACTGTTGGCGCTCTTTCTCCCCGGACGGCGGCGTGACCCTGGGAACCCTGTTCAAGATTGCCAAAGATAACGGCTGGCGGCGACCTGTACCGTCCGCTGACGAGCTTTTCGCCCAAGTGCAACCCTCCGGTACCACGGGTGAGGGTTCCGGTCCTGTGGACTTGCTCACGGGCATGCGGGTGCCCGCACCCAACCCCGACCTGGAACTATGGCCGGCAGTGCTGGCTACCCGGGCCAAGGAGGTCGCTGAGGGGGTGGGTTGTGATCCCTTGGTCCCCCTTTTCTCGGGACTAGCCGTGGCGTCTGGTGTTGCTGACTCGCGGATCCGGCTCGAACTGGTGCCCGGGTTCACGGTTCCCCCAATCTTGTGGCTAATGACCATCGGCAACCCGGCAGACAAAAAGTCTCCCGGCTCCAGGCCTTTCATGGGCGTCATGCGCGAGCTGGAGAAAGAAGACCGGCCGCGCCACAGACAGGCCTTGCTTGAGTGGGAGGCACAAGAAGCGGTCTATGCCGCGGCCCACAAGGCGTTCCTGGAGCACTATGCAAACGCGGAAGCCCAGATGGACAACGATGTTGCCCCCACGGTGCCCGATCTCCCCGCGAAACCCGCACCCGTCAAAATCACCGTGGAAGACATTACCAGTCAGAAGCTCGTTCGCCATGCCGCTGAAAGGCCGCGGGGGTTGCTGTGCTGGCTGGACGAAATGAACGGATGGGCGCGGAAAATCACGGATCCCCGGAGTGGGGACGACCGGTCCACCTGGACAAAATCCTATGAGGGAGTGCCCTACGAGTACGACCGAGTGGGAGCCGGGTCGATATGGTGTGACAACTTCGCCGTCTCGGTGTTCGGCAATATCCAGCCGAAGGTTTACCGCAAGCACCTCCAACACCTGACGGAAGACGGGATGCTGCAGCGGTTCATCCCGGCGATCCTGCGCCCCCAGTACACGGGCATGGGAAACCCAGTACCCGAAGCGTTTTCGTCCAAGCCCCAGTGGGACCAGACCATCCGCACCATCTATGCCCTCCCCGAACGGGTCTACCACCTGTCAGAGGATGCCTACAAGGTGTTCAGGGAATTCCAACACTGGTATGAGGCCACCAAGCAGGATGAAAGGCTTCTGCGGACGGGCGACGATACCCAGGATGACTACATGACGGCTTTCGGTAAGGTCGAGGGTCAGTGTGGCCGGCTGGCATTGGTTTTCCACATGATAGAGGCCCCCTTGGCCCCTACTATCTCTGGGGAGCTGATGGGCCGGGTGGTCGCCATCGTCAAGGATTATGTGATTCCCGCCCTGCGTCATGCGCTCGGGGAGATCGGCGGCCTGATTGAGGATTCCTTGGACGCCTGGATGGTGAACCACATTCTGTCCCACTCGAGCATCACACAGACCTTGACATTGCGGGAGATCAAGCACAGCGCCCGCCGCAGACTGGCGAAGATGGGATCGATGCCCATTTCCCAGAAAGACAACATCATCATTGACGCCATGGCGTTGCTGGAGAAATGCAACTGGGTGGCCTTGGTCGATTCAGACCCCCGTCGCTCGCACTATCTGTGGCAGATCAACCCGGCACTCTCGGAAACCTTCAAGGATCAGCGTGAGGCGATCCTGAAGGCCAAGCAGCGCATGCTTGATCAGATCGTGAACACTTCCGCCCGGCCGGCTACCAAGCGAACCCTGGTCCCGGGATATGACCCTGGGACCATGGATGCCCAAGCCGTCGATTAAGGTTCCTCGGTGTCGTCGTCTTCCCAATAGTAGGGTTCAACGTGCTTGTTCGCACACTCCAGGCAGGTATCCTCTGCCCCGGCGGCCCCCTTGTCTTCCCACATGTATTGGCACCGTGGGCAACGGTAGTAGTTGATTGCGTTTGCGTCTGACATCAGTCGTGTTCCTCCGGTGAAATGTCCCAGTAGGGGATGTGGGCATCTTCTGTGAGATCGTCGCGTTCTGACAGCGGCAAGAGCCGGTCAACAATGTTATCCAAGATCAGCGGATCATCGTCAACGCCGCCAACATAGATCGCCAGCACGGCATGGGGTTCTACCCCCTCACCAGAGAACGCATACCGGCAAAACAGATATTCCAGGTCGGCTTCACGGGCAAGATCTTTATCAAGGATCCATCGGGCCTTGTGCCGGGCAAAGTCATAGCATTTGGCCCCTTTATTCAGACAAGCCGTGAAACTGCGGTACCCCTGATACGCGGAGATCGGCACCCAGTTGAACAACCGGTTGATGGACCTGTTGATGTCGGGAATTGATATCGGTCGTTTGTCCACAGGAAACCCCCTTACGGTGTACTAGCCCCTACCAGCACGAGTAGGAACCCACACGCCGCGAGCATGCCCATGATCACGGATCGAACCCGCGCAACCCCCCACGGCGTGTAATGTTCTGTCTTGATGTACACCCGCCCCTTCGGATCTTTTACCCAGTAGTGCCAGCCGGGCATGTAGGAGTCATCGAGAACCTGAAACCATGTCCCCCCTTTCAACCATCTATAGAGCTTTGTCATTGTGTTTCCCTCAAGACATCAATCATCTTTTGATAGTGTTCCGCTGAATCGTCGCGCCATGTGATCGTGTCATCGATCCAGTAAACCACAGCCCACGTGAGCACGGCGAACAGCGCACACCCGACAACCACTTCGGCCCATCTATCCATCGTTGTCCTCCTTCGCTTCCTGCTTGCGTCTGGCGGCATGGGGATGCCCGGAAGCCTCTAGCATGCCCAACAGTTCAAAAGCCCTCTCAGCTATCGCTGGTGGCTCACGGCGACCGGTCTCCCATTTAATATAGGTGGATTCCGGGATGCCGATGTATCTGGCCATCTGCGGCTGAGACAGTCCCAGCCGGTCGCGCCATTTCTTGATGTTCTCGGGAGTCATTTCTTCACCCTAGTCAGTATGATGGTTGCCACCCGGATACAGGCAGCCGTTGCCAGGAACGACACCAGCCAGCCCAGCCAGTAGGCGGCACTTTGCAGCACGTCACCCATGGCAGCCCCCACTGGCCTGTATCCGCTCCAACCAGTCCCGGGCGTCCTGTTCGGTCACTTCCCCTTCATGGTGGCGGCACAGGGGTACGGAGCCCCGGCGATGGGGGAACCATGCCCCATCACATCGGCATGTCTGGCGGCGCGTCTGGCGTTTTACGGCCGGATCATGGCTCAGCCGGCCACCGCAGGCCTTGCAGCGTCTTTCCCGGGCATAGCTGGCCAAGGGTCGCTTCAGGCTGATCCGCTTGCGACAGCGGGCCCGGGTGCAGCGGTAATTGTGGGTCATTTGGTCGGTTCCTTATGGCTGATAGGTTTCTGGATTCTCATAAAGCCGGCATACCACGGTATAGCGCACTTCGGGAGTAAACCCGGGCCGGTCTTCAATAGATGACATGGTGAAGCATTCAATCCGCAATGCGGGGTTTTTGGATCGACAAATCGCGGATTTAATATTCCGCTGGACTACATGCGAATCTTTGGCGGATCCGCACACCCAGCAACCGATAGCACCGGCCCCTCTTTTCACAAACGAGGGGACCGGTTCACCAGCTAAAAACGCTTTGCTTTGCTTTCTCATTTTCCAAAATCCTCAGCTTCCTCTTTGGCCGCTTTCGTTCCGTCGCGGTGATAAATGGCGAGCACCCTGGCGAATTCAGCCCGGCACTTTCCGCCATCGATGCCTTTTATCCATGCGCTGTGTGTTTCGAGAATTTTTGTCAGGTCGTTGTTGTTCATTGGGTTAGCCCTCTTTCAGAATGTCAGCCAAGTTCACCAGTTGGCCCATGGCGTGGGACTGGTCTTTGCCGGGCCAATCTTCAGCCTGATCGGCGCAAAACAGGTAACTGAACCGGGCGGACGTATCACTGCCGCTGCCCCACTTGATGACCTTGTCCGCTATGGCTCCGGCATCCGGGTTGCGGGACCACTTGTGGTCGATTATCCGGCCCCCATGGTCCCGAATGATGTCCAATTGCGCACCCAGACCGTGATACATGCCGATATACCCCGGGCCTTCAATGTCGCACTGCACCCGCACCAACACGCCGCCACCATGGGCCTCGGGAATCCGGGCGTAGAATGACAGTTTCGCAGACGGTCCAAAGCCTTCGCCTTGGTCTACATCGAGCCGCACCGCATAGAACCCTTCCGCCTTTTCCTTTAGGCCTTCTTTCATCAGTTCCTCGGGCTGCAGATACAGGCATCCATCTCGTGCTTCGGAGAACGGCACCACAGGATCAAACTGGCGCAGGATCTCCAGGGCACCCCGGATGCCTTTCACCTTATAGGTAACCCATGCCGCTTCCCCCGTGCTGACTTTTATAACGCGATCCGGGGTGACCGGGCATTGTTTAGCTATCGCCAGTCTATACTCTAGCTCGGCTAGTTGCTTCTCTTGTTCGGCTTTCAGTTGTTCAATAGTTTTCATTGTCTCGGTTCCTTTCTCAGTCTGTCGTCATCGGTAAGGTCTGCCCACAAGGCGGCAACTAAATAATGATCTGTGACGGTATACAGTTCTCATCTCCTCCCATGTTTCTCAGACCAGTCCACCAGATCCCGCCACAGCATGACCGCGCCACGGCTCAGGAAGTAGCAAGCCAGGGAAAAAGGGATAAGGAATTCAGGGTTTAGAAGGTGCATGTGTCAATCCTCATCATCGAATGAAAGGTTGAACGTCGGTAGCTGGGAATCCTGGAACTTCACCGCTTCGACATCATCGGCAAACTGCACCAGTGCTTCACCCAGCGCCCGGGCCCGGTCGGGTGTCATGTAAACGGTTGCCCCGGTTCCCAGCCACGCGGCAACCGTATCGCGGAATCTGTGGACTTGTGCGCTCATTGTCTCGGTTCCTTTGCGTATCAAACAAACTTCACGGTAACGGCGGATTCTTGCTCTATACGCCGAATCAAATCGGCAACGGCTGCCTCCATAGTCGCGCCACGGCCCATCGGACAACCCTTGATCCCCATATCGTGCAGTTCTTGCATGGTGGCGGATAACAGCACATTGACCTGACCCGTGCCATAGTCGTCCAGGGAAATCTCACTGCTGTTGATCTGTACCGTATCCATGATTAGCTCCTTATGTTGTTTCGTTTTTGCCCTACGGGCGTTAGCTTAGTCCATCCCAGTGGGTTATTCAAGGGTTTATTTTGATCTGGGTCAAGTTTAGGCCAATGGGTTATTTGCTGTTCAATAGAATGTTACCAGTGTGCCCGGATTCTGGGATGCTGTGGCGGCTTCCCATCGATCGGGAGCTAATGCGGCCAGTGTGACCACGGAAGCCCATGACAACGGGAGGCAAAGGAGGCTGAGTGCTACCAGTGGTGACTGGGAATCGGACTAACAAGGGTGATTTTGGAAATCGGGCCGAATTCCGGAAAATAGGTCTGAATTCACGCGATCCACGTGAGTACCCCTTGGTAACAGTCCGATTACCCCATTTCCCGGTAGCATTGGTAACAGAGCAAGGCTGGCGCCGCCCTGAACTGGCATAGACACCTGGATTCCCGGCAGATCGGGAGCGTCTGCCCCTGATTATGGCCTGATTTGCCTACCCACTGGGACACACGGTATCCGGGAAACTGTAGGCATATCAATGACTTAGACCCATTCTCATCATTTAACATAATGGGTATTATGCGCAGTAGTGGTGGCATGCAAGAGCTGTGCCAGTGTTTGGAAGGGGTGGGGTGGTCCCCCGGGGGAGGGGCAGCGGCAGGTACCGGTCTAGTGTATATGTATCTACCGACCCACCCCGGTACCCCATGCGCCTTTTGAAAAATATTCCTTCGAAAAAATGAAACCCGCTCTCCCCCGAAAAATAAAAATTTTCTGCAGCCCTGAATCATGGACCCCTTTGAAACCACGGCAAATGCGTTAAACTCGGGAGCATGATTGAGACGAAAAGCGAATCTGTGAACATCCATGGCCTGGAGCCGCAGATGCAGCCGGTGTTGTTTATTGCCAGCCGCATCTGGCGACATCTGGGGCAGGAATGCGTGGTCACAAGTGCGCGTGATGGCAAGCACTCATGGGGCAGCCTTCACTACTACGGGTATGCCGTGGACTTGCGGACCCGGTATTTCGAAGACAAGGGTGCCGCGGCGCATGAGAAGTTGCGAGACACCCTCCACAAAATATCGTCCAACTACGATGTGGTCCTTCACAAGACACACATTCATGTGGAGTTCGATGCGTTCCGTGCGGGGGTCGTTCCGGGGCTCGAGAGAAAATGGGTAGCGAGCTGATCCAGACGACCGGTGTCCCCCACTGGCTACAGCCGCCCAAGAAGGACGGTGGCGAGTTTTACACGGAGTGGGTGTGGGAGCATGCCCTGGAGCGGTGTACGGCCGGCGAGACTCTGACATCCATCTGCCGGGATGCCCACATGCCCGACATAGAGCGGTTTCGGCGGTGGATATTTGCCGATCCGCAGCGTAAGGCCCGGTACTACGAGGCCCGGGAAGCCGGTGCTGAGAAGATTGAAGATGAGATGCTGGACATTGCCGACGGTGAGGGGATGGAGGATGTCCAGCGGTCCACCCTGCGGATCAACACCCGGAAATGGTTGCTGGGGGTGTGGAACAGGAAGCGGTATGGGGAATCGAAGCAGATCGATGTGAACCATACCGTGGATATCACCGATGCCATGCGGGCGGCAGAAGAACGGGCGGCGATGCTGCACAACGACCGGATGGGGGTGGTGATTGAGCATCAAGACTGAGCCATCGGCCCAGGAGCAGGAGCTTCTGACGAACATCCTGACGTACAAGTACGACCCGGAAGGGTTTGTGAACTACGTGTTCCCATGGGGTGTGGCGAACACCCCGCTGGCCCGGTTCGAGGGGCCGCGCACATGGCAGCGGGAGGACTTGCAGCAGATCGGGGAGCATCTGCAGCAGGATCTTGAACTGCAGCGGATGGGGTTGCCGCCCCGGCCGCTGTATCTGGCGCGAAGCTCCGGCCGCGGCCCGGGTAAATCGGCGCTGCTGAGCATGCTGAACCTGTGGATGGCGTCCTGCTGGATCGGGGGTACCGGGATAGTGACGGCGAACACGGAGACCCAGTTGCGCTCGAGGACCATGGCGGAACTGGGTAAGTGGCACACGCTGATGCTGAACCGGCATTGGTTCGAGAAGTCGTCCATGAGCCTGCGCCCGGCGAACTGGTTCAAGACCATGGTGGAAGAACAGCTCAAGATCGACACCCAGTATTACTACGTTGAAGGTCAGTCGTGGAGCGCGGAGAACCCGGATGCGTTCGCCGGCGCACACAGCCAGATTGCCATGATGTTGACGTTTGATGAGGCCTCGGGTATCGATGATCCGATCTGGAACGTGAGCGAGGGCTTCTTTACGGACTTGGCACCGCTGCGGCTGTGGATCGCCATATCCAACCCGCGGCAGACGACCGGGAGATTCTATGATTGCTTCCACAAGGATCGGGGGTTCTGGGACACGAAGACGATTGACTCGCGGACGGTTGAAGGCGTGGACCCCCAGGTGTACCAACGGATTGCGGACAAGTATGGCGAAGACGACGATGTTACCCGGGTGGAGGTCAAGGGAGAGTTCCCCAAGAGCGGTGAAAACAATGTCATCTCGCTGGGACTGGTCGAGGAAGCGGTGACCCGGGATGTGGAACGGGCGGCCAGTTCGAAGATCATCTGGGGGCTGGACGTTGCCCGGTTCGGCCTGGATCGAACGAGCCTGAGCAAGCGGCAGGGTAACACGCTGCTTGAGAAACCGCTGTGGTGGCGCGGCAAGGATCTGATGCAGACCGCGGGGAAGGTGACCGCGATGTATAACGCCTTGCCGCCCAGCGAGCGACCGGACATCATCGTGGTGGACAGCATCGGCCTGGGGGCGGGGGTGGTGGACCGGCTCAAGGAGAACGGGCTGCCCGTGAAAGGGGTGAACGTGAGCGAGGCACCCGGGATCGGTGACCGGTTCATGCGGCTGCGTGATGACCTGTATTTTCGCATGCGCGACTGGTTCGAGGCCCGGGACTGTTCGATGCCAGACGACTGTGACGACCTGATCGGTGAACTGACGCTGCCGTGGTATGACCACACATCAAACGGGAAGATCAAGGTAGCCGGCAAGCAGGATATCAAGAAGAAATCCGGGCGGTCGCCCGACCTGTCGGATTCGTTTATGCTAACCTTCGCCGTCAATGACCGCAGATCCTCGGGATATATCCCGCAACGCAACATGGATATGTTTGTATGAATGACTCCGAACTGGTTGCCGCGCTGCGCCGTGACATCGATTCGTCAACGGGTAAGTCCTATGACGAACTCAACTTTGCCAGGGCGAAGGCGCTCAAGTATTACCTTGGGGAGCCTTACGGTAACGAGCAAAAGGGTCGGTCGAAGATCGTCACGACTGAGGTGGCGGACACCATCGAAGGCATGCTCCCTCAAGTCCTCAAGCCATTCGTGGCCAGTGAACGAGCGGTGTTCTTCGACCCGGTGGGTGTCGAAGACGAGGAAGCGGCAAAGCAGGAAACGGACTATGTGAACCATGTGTTCTACAAGGAGAACCCCGGGTTCGACATCCTCTACACATGGTTCAAAGACGGCCTGCTGAGCAAGAACGGCATCGTCAAGTATTACTGGGAGGAAAAGGAGGAAATCGTCACCGAGTCCTACACAGGACTGACCGAACAGGAGTTGATGACGATCTTGGCCGAGGATGGTGCGGAAGTAGTCGAACAGACCCGGACATTCGCAACGGCTCCGGACCCGATGACCGGCATGGAGGTGGAGACCGAGGTTTACGATGTCAAGGTTAAAACCACCCGGATGAACGGACAGGTGCGGATCGTCAACGTGCCGCCCGAAGAATTCCTGATCAACATCACATGGCCGGACCTCTCCCTCCAGCAGGTTCCGTTCTGCGCCCATGAGACCGAAACCACCCTGTCCGATCTGAAGGCCCGGGGTTATGACATCTCCGGCCTGGAGACCTACGCCGGCTACACGGACGACGAATACGATAGCATCGAGGAAGACGAACGGTACCGCGACATCTCCAGCAGCCGGTCTTCCCAATCCGATGACGACAACAGCGTGGATCCCTCCACCCGACCGGTCAAACTGACCGAGTGCTACAAGCGGGTGGACTATGACGGGGACGGGTACGCCGAACTGCGTCGGATCCTGCTGGTGAATGACTACCATGTGATCGAGAACGACGAGGTCGATTACGTTCCCTTCGAGGCTATCACCCCGATCCCCATGACCCACCGGTTCTTCGGCCGTTCCGCCGCGGATCAGGCTATGGACATCCAGTTGAACAAGTCCATGCTGACACGGAACATCATGGACAACCTGTACCTGATCAACAACGTCAGGATGGGATACGTTCAGGGCGAGGTCGATATCGCGCAACTGTTGGACTCCACCCCGGGATCCCCGATTGGTATGTCGCAACCCGGTATGGTGACACCGGTGCCGGTGACCCCATTCAACGGGCACGCTTTCGGCATGCTCGAATACCTGGACTCCATCAAGGAGAACAGGACGGGCATGACCCGATACAACCAGGGCATCGACGCCGACTCCCTGAACAAGACTGCTTCCGGCATCAATCGGATCATGGATGCGTCGGCTCAGCGGCTTGAACTGATCGCCCGTCTGTACGGCGAAGGCGTCAAACGTCTGATGCTCGGCATCCATCGCCTGTTGCTGCAGAACCAAGACAAGCAGAAGGTCATCCAACTGCGTGGCACCTGGACCCCTGTGAACCCGTCAGAGTGGCGTGAACGGACGAACATGACCGTGGTGGTGGGTCTGGGTACCGACAACTCCGACAAACTACTGGGGAGCCTGATGACCATCTTGGGCATCCAAAAAGAGGCCTTGATGGCCGGCACACCATTGGCCAGCGGTCAGAACATCTACAACACCCTGACCAAGATCGTGGAGAACTCAGGCCTCAAGAGCCCGGAGATGTTCTTCACCGATCCGTCCACGGTTGAACCGACACCGCCTGAGCCGAGTCCCGAGGAAAAGATGGTCATGGCGCAGGCCCAGGCCGCTCAGCAGGAAGCCCAGCTCAAGGCGCAAAAGCAGCAGCAGGATTACGAGATCAGCTTGCGCGAACTGGCGATCAAGGAACGGGAAGTGGCGATCAAGGAGGCCGGATTGCGACTCGATATCGGCAAAGCGGAACAGGATGCGGTTGATAACGCTCTGGATCGCGCCGTCGATGCGGCAAGGTCTGAAACCGAGGCGGTGGCCAGCGCGGGAGATAACCAATGAGCGAACTGACTATTACTCAGCGGGTCCAGCGCGGCCGGGAAGCCGAGGACCGGTTGAAAGACGAACTGTTGAACGAAATCTTCGACGGTTTGATTGAACAGTGGTTAGGGGCTATTGTTTCAGCAAAGCCCAACCAACGGGGCGAGATTTACGAGGCCAAGCGTCAAATCGACGCGATCTCCGCAGTAAGGCGGGAATTGCGGATCCGAATGGACGATGGCTACATTGCGATGCAAGAACACGAACGGGATGATAACGATGAATGAAGCCACTACCGCCCAAGGCGTGGTCGAATCAGACGGCATGGATATGATTGATGAGCTTGCTGCGTTTCTCGGCGGCGCTGACGAGGGTCAGCCACCAAAGGACGAGCAGGCCACAGCAGCAGAGGATGAGGAATTGTCTACCGCCGATGGCGATGACACCCTTCAGGAGACCGAAGCTGAGGCCACGGACGAGGCCGAACGTGACGAGGAAGATGCAGGTGAGGGCGACGAGCCCGCTGCAGATGAACGCTGGATGCCGGGATCGCTTGATGAACTGGCCGAAGCTCTTGAGACGGACTTGGACACCTTGACGGGTGGCATCAAAGTCCAGACCAAGATGGACGGCGAGGAAGGCGAGGCTACCCTTGCGGAACTGCTGAAAACCCATCAACTGGACGGCACGTTGACGAAACGCTCTCAGGCCTTGGCTGGAGAGCGGAAGGAGTTCGAGGCCAACCGTGCTGAGCAGTTGCAAGCCTTGCAGCAGAAAGCACAAGAGGCGGACGACTTGGTTTCTGCGATGGAGCAGGAGGTTTTGGCTGACTACCAGTCGGTTGACTGGCAGGAATTGCAGCAAAATGACCCGACTGAGTTTCTGATGACGCGGGAACAGTTGCAGCAGCGTTTTGCCCGGATCGAGTCTTTCAAGACGAAGATCCGAGAGCAGCGCGCCGCGGTAGCCGAGAAGCAGCAATCGGAAATGCAAGAGTATCTGAAGGGCGTTGCGAAAAGCCAGCATGAGATGCTGGTGGATGCAGTGCCGGAATGGTCGGACGATACGAAGCGAGAGAAGGGTATTGCTGATGTCAAGTCCTACATGAAGACGCTTGGGGCGACCGATGAGGAAGTCAACAGCGTTGTCGATCATCGGGTCTATGTAATCGCTCGAAAGGCGATGATGTTCGACCAGATGCAGGGCAAGGCCAATCCGAAAGCCAAGAAGCTGAAAACCAAACCGAAGTTCGTCCCACCTGGAGTGCGTAAAAGCAAACAGGATGCTTCTGTCAGCAAGCAAAAGAAGACTTTTGCCAAGGCCAAACAACTCCAAACGGATGACGCCTGGGCTGAGGCGTTGCAAGCAAAACTCTCTCTGTGAGGATTGAACAATGGCATACCTAACTGGCGCGGGTGAATCGTACACCCTTTCCGGCGACACCGATGGTGTCGGCCTGCACAACCGGGAGGATCTGAGTGATTTCATCACCAACATCTCCCCCACCGAAACCCCGTTCTACAGTGGCATCGGTCGCACCAAGGCGACCGCGGTCACCCACGAATGGCTGACCCACTCCCTGGCCGCCGCTGACGCCACCAACGTGGTGGTGGAAGGTAACGAGGCAAGCCTGATCACCCCGACCACCCTGACTCGTGTGACCAACACCTGTCAGATTAACCAGAAAGCGGTTGCTGTGTCGGGCACCCAGGACGCCGTGAACAAAGCCGGAATGGGCAAGGAACTGGCCTATCGGGTCATTCTGCACGGCAAGGAAATCAAGCGTGACATCGAGACCGCGCTGCTGCAGAACACCCAAGCGGTCGCCGGCTCCACTACCGTTGCCCGTCAGACCAATGGCGTGACCGGTTTCGTGACCACCAACACCACCACCATCACCACGGCGCTGACCGCGGCCGATGTCAACGCCATCCTGGAAGACTGCTGGGATGAAGGCGGTGATCCGGATCTGATCTTCGGTAACGGCACCTCCAAGCGTCTGGTTTCGGCCCTGGCCGGCTCGACTTCGACTTCCTACAGCTTCGACCACGATGCTGAGAAGAAGAAGTTCGTCACCTCGGTCGATATCTGGGATGGTGATTTCGGTGTCCAGCGGATCGTTCCCGACCGCTTCGACGCCACCCTGACCCTGAAGTGCCTTCAGATGGATCACTACAAGCTGGCAGAACTGCGACCCATGGAGGTCGTCACCCTGTCCAAGACCGGTGACACCCAGAAGAAGATGCTCCAGTGTGAGGCCACCTTGGAATGCCGTGCTGAGAACTCCAGCGGCATCCTGACCCATGCCGGTAGCTGATACCAGCAGCAAGGTGGGCTCCCCTTCGGGGGAGCCCGTTTTCCTGGCCGTATGTATCCCGAGTGGGGACTACTGGCTGGCCGACTTCGCGTTGTCTGTTATGGCGATGCAACAACTATTGGGGTATCACCCCCTCAGCGATGATTTCAAGCACAACCTGATCAATGAGCGCGGCTCGTTGATCGCGTACCAGCGGGAAGAATTGGCGGAGCGCGCACTGGCGAGTGGCGCTACCCACATTCTGTGGCTTGACAGCGACATGAAGTTTCCGCCGAACCTTGTCCACTTGCTGTTCAAGCACCAAAAGCCACTGGTGGCGTGTAACTACGTCAAGCGCAAGATACCTTCCATGCCGAATTCCAAGGACATGGATGGCAAACTGATCGCCACCAACCGGGATTCCCGGGGATTGGTGGAGGCATCCAGCGCGGGATTCGGCGCGGTTCTGATGACCCGAGAGGTGCTGGAACAAACCCCGCAGCCCTGGTTTGACACCGTATGGATGAAGAAACCCGGTGTCGATAAACCGGAGATGATGGGCGAAGATGTGTTCTTCATGCAGAAGGTGACCCATCACACCGATTTCCAGCTCTACATCGATCATGGCGCAAGTCAGAAGGTCTCCCACATCGGCACGTTCGAGTACGACAACGCGCTTTGCGAAGCGACATGGGATGAACTGGGTGCTGACGAAATGAAGCCGAGGATCATGGGATGAAATTCACCCTTCCCGATAGCGATGGCTGTCATCAGGAAATCGTCCTCGAGGATGCAGGAAAGGGACTGGTGACGGTCCACATGCAGTCCAAGGAAGATGTGACGTCGATAATCGAATCCAACAAGCGTGCTCAGAAAATGGGACGCCAGGGGATGGGGGAGGGTACCCAGGAAAGCATGTACAAGCTGGGTGAACTGAGTGCCTTGCAGACACACGAGCTGATGAAGCAAGGCATTTTTCAAGACGATAAGGCGCTCCGCAAGTGGTTTGACGATCTGAACAACTACTTGTGGCGAACGGCGGCCAAAAAACGGAAAGGGGGCACTTGATGCCATACAAAGTCTACAAAATGGGGATGGATCGCAGGAACAACACTTGCGGGTTCTTCATCCCGAATGGCGGGTTTTACCATGTGGTCGAGATGACCTTCGAGAACCACAAACAGCTTTCGAATCTGAGCCAGCGACAAGGCTACAGCGTTGATCTCGTTGATGGTCCGGTCGGGTTTTTCGATGCCGAAGGCTATGAGGTCGATCCGGCATCGATTGAGGTTCATCCCATCTCCAAGACCGTCACCGGTTACAAAAAGAAGTCCCGGATGTACCGCGGGAAAGAGACATCCAAGAAGGCCGAGCATACGGATGTGGAGCGCCCCGGTGTTGTGGCTCAGGCCGCACTGATAGGCATCCCGGGTAAGACTTGGAGTACGCAAACCCTGAAGCAGCAGATCAACGCTGCCGGTCGATCCCATCAACGAACACTCGCCGTCACGGAGTAACTCATGGACACAACCGTAAAGGGCGGCCTACTGTGGCCAGCCTCCGACGAAATATGCTTTGACGCCATCCAGAAGGACATCTTCTTCATGCGCCGAGCGGTGGAGATGTGCGAGAAACGCCGCACAGTGGTACAGGCGGGCGGGAATGCCGGCATGTACCCCTTGGAGTTCGCGAAGCATTTCGACAAGGTGGTGACGTTTGAGCCGGATGCGCTGAACTTCCACTGCCTGACCGAGAATACCCGCATGCAGAGCAATGTGGAGGCGCACAACGGGGTTCTCGGTGACTGCAATGACCCGGTTGCCCTTCATGGCTGGCTGCCGAACTGTGGTGCATGGGAAGTCAGCGGCCCGGGTGACATCCCGCAGATTACCCTGGACGAACTGGGGCTCAAAGATGTGGATCTGATCCAACTTGATGTCCAGGGATTCGAGGGTCGAGTTCTGGAAGGGGGTCGCAAGACCATCGAGCGGTGCATGCCGATGATCATCTTGGAGGAAGGTTATGGTGTCACGCCGACCGCATTTCTCCAGGAATTCGGCTATGAGGCGGCCGATGTCAGCACCACGAAAGGACGGATCAGGGACACCATCTATGCCAGCAAGCAACAACCGAAGGGAACTGGTTCTCGGGGCGGGAAACGATCCGAAAAAGAAACTACGACCGACCGGGACGCCGAGTGAATACAACGACCCGTTTCGCGTTGACGTTGACCCGCGATGTGACCCGGATCTACTGTGGAACCTGAATGCGCTACCGCTCCCTTTGGACGATGCGTCTTTCGATGAAATCCATGCCTACGAGGTATTGGAGCATCTGGGTCGCCAGGGGGATTGGCAGGGGTTCTTCCGGGAGTGGAATGAATACCACCGTCTGCTGAAACCGGGTGGTCTGTTTATCGCCTCAGTGCCGTCCCTCAAGTCGCCATGGCTGTGGGGTGACCCCGGGCATACCCGGGCGATCAGCATCGAGACGCTGACATTTCTCGACCAGTCGGCGTATGATGAGCAAGTCGGCAGTGGTGCCATGACTGACTACAGAGCTTGGTATCACGGGAATTTCCGTCTACTCTACGAACAGGACGACGGAGACAATTTCTGGTTTGTACTGGAGAAGGTAGATGGCGTTCACGACCTACGCGGAACTGCAGGCGGCGATTCTTGCCCGGATGGACCGGAGTGATCTGACTACCGAAGTTGTAGATTGGATCACGTTGGCTGAATCGGACATCACTCGGTGGTTGCGAGCAAGCTGGATCGAGAAACGCGCCTACGCCACACCAGACAACGCCTTCATCGTCTTGCCGACCGATTACAACGGGATGCGTAATCTCCAATGGGATTACCAGAACTACCGCCTCCCCCTCACCGAAGTCTCCCCCGATATGATTGACAAGATGAACCCCAGCACCACGGCAGGGGTTCCCGAGTTCTTCTGCGTCCATGATGGGCAGATCGAGTTGAGGCCGGCCCCATCCGGTGATAACACCACCACCATCGAGATCAGCTACTATGCCAAGCCCACGGCATTGAGCGATTCCAACACCAGTAATGAGATCCTGGTGAATGCACCGGATCTCCTATTCGCTCGTGCCCTGGCAGAAGGGTTCGATTACATCCTTGATGACAACAGAGCCCAGAAATGGCTGTCGCGCTATAACCTGCTCAGGGCGGACATCCTCAAAGAAGATCAGAAGTTGAAATGGAGCGGGAAACCATTGCGGGTAATGGCAGACTCCTTGCGAATGATGGGGTGAGGAAATGAGGGGTGTCGAATGGCAGGGACAGAACAAAAACAATCAACGCTCTCCGCACAAGCGGTCGTCATCGCGGTGGCGACATTATTGGGCGCTGGCGGCGG